TCTCGGAGAGGGATTTGTTCCCTATGGCGTCTACGCTGCCCTGCATGTCGCTCTTAGCATCTTTGTTCTTGGTCGCCGCGACGTAGGCGCGCAGGCGATCGCGCATCTTGTCGTCGGTGATGTAGTTCTGGCTGTCGCGGTTGATCTTCAGGATGCGCTGCGCCAGATCAACGTTCTGGAACCAGTCCTTCTGCGGCGACAGCGCTGCCAGGACCGCCGCCGCCTGCCGGGGCTGCAGGTTGTATTCCTCGGCCCAGCGATGGGCGATGGCGTTGGCGCCGTCATACCAGCGTTTGCTCTCGGCGCGTGTCGCCGGATCGATCTTGTCATGCAGCCAGACCAGATTGTCGGTCAGGTGGTTGATGAATTTCTCATGCACCTCGTCGTCGCTGAGCCCCTTGGTGTCGAGATGCATATAGGAGCGGATGAGATCGGCCTTCTTTTTCCACGAGGCAGGATGCTGGCGTGCCGCCTCGGTGCCAATCTCCAGGTCGTTGCGGGTATGCGGGGCATCGCGCGCCTCGGCCTGGACGTCCTTGGGCACGCGCGTCGAAATGCGGTCCTCGGCCCCAGGGGCGGTCGCCACCCCGATCCCTGGTGCCTCGGCCGGTGACGCGGATGGGACGGTCGCGTCACCAAGATCGGCGCTTGGCGGCGCCGTGCCGCCCAGCGAGGAGATGGCCTGGAAGGTCGAGGGTGCCGGCCTGGGCGCCTGCCGGAGCGTCTGCGCCATCATGGCAGAGCGCGTGGCCGGGTCGATCGGCGGCGTTGGCATGCCGGGCATGGCACCACTAAACGTCGGCACGTCCATGGCCGCCGGGCCGCCCTGGCGCTGCATGGCCGGAGAGAGGGCGCGGGAATAGAGCCGGCGGCGCCCGCTGCGGCCGATCGGATCGGGGGTGAGCGTGCCGCTCATAGATCGCCGTTATCGCTGCGGCCGCCGCCGCCCATGCCGTGATGGTGCGCGGCCAGCAGCACGCGGGCGTAGTTGACGCCCTTGACACCGGTGCGCGGGTGCGTAACGACGGATTCCGGATGCACCTTTTCGACGTCCTGAGCGACGAAGCCCATGCGCCGCACCGGATCGCCCTTGAAACGAAAGGTCTTGATGGGGAGATCGCCGCCCGGCAGCATCAGCCGGCCGACCTCCTTCTCGTCGGTCTTCAGCCGGCGGTCGCTGCTGAACAAAGAACTCCCAGCGGCGCCGCCGGCAGCAGCTCCCCCCGGGCCACCGAAGTAAGCGCCAGCGACGGTGCCGGCCAGACCACCGATGCCGCCCAGCATCGAGCCGTATTGCTGCATCTGAGAATTGTAGGTGTTCCACAACGCATTCTGCTGCATGCCGTAGGCACCCAGCACATTGGTGGGCGACACCTGCGACTGAGCCACGTTCTGGAACTGGCCGGGATTAATCTGGCTGCCCGACAGCAGCGCCGAGGCCTCGTTCAGCGGCTGATCGCGCAACGATTCCTGCTGCTGGATAGCCGCTCCGACACCGGTCTGGGCGTTGGCTAGCACGCCGGCATAGCTCTGCGCTACCTGATTGTTGTAGCTGCGCATGGCGTTGTTCCAGGCGTCCGATCCCTGCGTCACGCCCTGGCCCTGCAGCTGGCTCTGCAGGCTTTGTTGCTGCATCTGCAGCTGCGGCTGGATCAGCCCCATCTGGCTCTGGATGTATTGATCGCGCACCTGGGAGTAATCGGTGTTGATGGGCTGGCTGAGCGAGCCAGCCACCTGGGATAGCTGGTTGTTGCCAATATTGCCGTAGGTGTTCTGCGCCTGCCAGCTGAGGTTCTGTAAGTTTTGCTCTTGAGGACTGAGTGTCTGCGTCGCCTGCCACTGGTTCGGATTGTTCGGGTCGGGCTGCGAATACGTCACATTGCCATAGGGCGTCGTCTGGTTGACCCGGTTCAAAGCCGCCTGGGTCTGTGCCGTCTGGATGTTGCTGGCGGTTTGCGCCGCAGCCGTAACGGTGGGATCTGGCGCCGGCGGCGGCGACGGTTTGGATTTACCCATCAGGCTGCCTTCCTTTCGCTGCCTTCGAGACACCAACGGCTGTGCAGGTATTCCGACCGCAGCATCGACACGATGATGGCGTGGCGCCGCTCACCGAAATGATGCCTAAGCGTGCCTTCCTTGCGCATGCCGATGCCGAGGTTAAACCGCAAAGCGCGAAGATTATCAGAGGGTATGGCGCCCCACAGCTTATAGACGTTGAGCTGCTGGAACGGATAATGCAGCAGCGCGCGCAGCACGCCAGGGGTGGCCCACTTGGCCGATCGCGCGGCGGCGCTGAACTGCAGCGTCCTGGCGCGCGGCTGGTAGTCGTGAAACACCACCACGGCATAAAGGGTGTCATCAGCGGTCAGGCCGGAAGCGACGCCGATGGCCTGACAGGGGCCAAAGCTGCCATAGGGGCCGAGATGCGGAATATGCCCGGCGGCCCAGTCGGCCAGCTCCTCGGAGTGATCGAACAGCAGCTCCGGCATCACACGAACCCGATCGCTTGCTCATAGGCCATATCCAGCGCCATCAATTGCAAAGTAGCATCGACAGCAGTGCCGGAAAGACGTACGGCGAACGACATGCCGATGCCGTTGACGCTATACCACTCACTCTGCGGCGTGCCGGTGCTGCCCCAGTCGGCCTGATCCCAGTTAAAATTGTTCCACGTCGTCTCGTCCGAGCTGACATTAAGCACCGAGGTTACCGGAGTGACGGCGTAGTCCGTATTGACATCCATCACCGGATACCATTTGCCGGACGCGATCATGATCGGGCGGCACATCAGGGCGCGTTTCTGTTGCAACACCCCGCCAAAGGTCTGAAACGCGGTGATGAGGTCGAAGTTGATCGGCTTGCCGTTGTCGTCGCCGTTGATATCGGCCTGGATAACGGCACCGTTGTTGGCGCCGAAATAGAGGCCGCCGGCGAAGCTGGTCCAGCACCATGCATTGAGGCCGGTAAAGCGACACCAAGCGCCGGTGATGGTGTTGACGACGTATTGCTCGAAGCCGCCGCCGGCAATCGGCACGTTGACTATCAGCACGTTTTTTGGCGGATGCAGGATGGCACACCAGCCGGGCGCCGCGCTGTTGGCCAGGATGGCCTGGGTAACGGCGTTGCCGATCTTATGCGAGATCGCCGTCGTCAGGGCTTTTGATTGCCCCATGGCAATGTAATTCGAGAGGCTCTGGAAACCGTCCTCGCAGATCAGCATCATGTCGGGACCGAGACGGACTAGCTGGCGGTGGCCGGCGGGTGGCTTGCCGACCACGAAGCGGCCGGCCAGGAACCAGTTGGAGGGATCATCGGGGTTAACGCCGCGATAGGTCAGAATCTCGCCCTTGGTGGTGCCGATCACCAGCAAATCGTTCATGCCCAGCGTCGAATCGTCGCGGGTCCAGGTGCCGATGTAGGCGATCTGGCCGCCCAGGGTGAGCAGGCTGCCGAGGTCGAGGCCGTGCACCTCGCCCTGGAACACGTTAACCGGCAGATAGTAGAGGATCAGATCGGTGATGGTGCAGAAGAACAGGCGGCTCTGGAAAGCACAGATGGAGGAGAAGACGCCGATGGCGCTGATGCTGGCGTCGTGCGTGTTGACGCCAGCGACGGCGGTGCCAGTGCCATTCCAGGTCCATTGCTGCCCGGTGCCGTTGACACCGACCCAATACTGGCCGCCCGGGGTGGCGAAGTTGACATATTCCCAGGTGTCGCTGCCGGTGGTCGCCAAGACAACAGTACTGGCCTTGGCGGTAATGTCGTAAAGCGTGTTGCCGGTGGCCGCCAAGAGATGGTCGCCGCCGATGGCGGAATAGGTCATCAGGCTGCGCACCGGGGTGGTGCTGGACACGGTGTACCATGTCTGCGAGCCGCGGCGCAGGCGGATGAAAGATGTCTCCGGGAACAAATTGTCCATGCGCACGGCGTCGGTTGGATCCATCGCCGCCAGGGCGTTGAGGCTGTTCCAGCCTCCAATTGGTGCCGCCCAATGGGCCTGTTGTGCCTGGACATTGCTGTTGCGCTTAGGCATAACATACCCCATGGCACGCCCACGCACAAACGCTAATCTCCGCTTTGCCAAGTTCTATGCTGCTGTTGAGCGCGGCAAATGCTGGGAATGGCAGGGAGGGAAAAACGGGTTTGGCTACGGTATTTTTCTCGCCAGTCCAGGCGTCAGGGTACGCGCCCATCGCTTTGCTTATGAATTGCGGCACGGGTCCATCCCAGCCGGGATGAATGTCTGCCATACCTGCGACAATGCGGGCTGTGTTAACCCCCGGCATCTCTTCCTCGGCACCCAGGCAGACAACATTGCCGACATGCATGCCAAGGGACGCCACAACGGAGGCAGTCTGCCCGGCGAAGCCAATCCCTGGGCCACACTCACTGCAGCGCAAGTTCGGACCATTCGGGCTGAGTACGCGAAGGGTCGTGTTTACACGGACATCGCTGCTGAGTTCGGCATTAATCACCGGACGGTTGGTAAAATAATCACCAGGAAGAGTTGGGTTCATCTCAAGTAATTCACCGATTGCCGAAGCTGCCCGGGAAATCTGCATCCTGCACATTCGATGGGCTGATGAAGATCGGGAACCGCGTGCGGTCCATATCCAACGTGGCACTCGGGCCATCGGTGGCGATGGCGTTCTGCACCGTCATGCGGAAGATCTTCTCGTGATCGGTGGTGTCGAAGCCCTTCTGGCTGAAGAACAGCCATTTCAGCCCGGCGGTGACGACGTCATCCTCAAACCAGCAAGTATCCTGGTCGGCCAGGAAGGTCGGTTGGCCGATGCCGCCGGCACTCATGGCCCACCACAGCGAGATATATTCCGTGATCAGCTGCGAGCCGGCATCGGCAGCGGCTGGCGACGGCCAGATGCGCATGCCGGCATCGATCTGGCGATACTGTCGCCTGGGTCCGGTGGCGACGATGCCGCTGCGCACCCACTGGTCGGATTGTGGCGACATCGGCCCGCGCAGCTCCCAGCGCATGGTGCGGTCCCACTGGGTGCGGTTGATCATGCGCTCGTAATCGGGCGGGTTGGGGATGAAGTCGGTGCGGAAGATCACCGCCGCCGCGGTCTGGGTGGCGTTGACCGGCTCATCGAGCGTGGCCGTGCCGGCAACACTGTCGACCGCAATCAGCCGCACCGCCGTCATGATGCCGTTGCCGGTGACCACCATGCGCCCCGGCTTCAGTAGCGGGATAACGGTGGTGTCAGTCAGCGTCAGTATCGGGCTCGCCGCCACCGTATTGGCCGTGGTCTGCACTGGTGTCGGGATCGAAATGTGCCATTCCCGCGTCAGGAAGGTCCAGTCGTGCATGCGCAGCAGCATGCGGCCGATGCGGTTAGCCAGCGCCCCCAGCTGGCGGCCGGTATTGTCGGGTGCGCGGACTACTTGGCTCGGCACCGGCAGGCCGAGCTCCGCCGTGGTCTGCTGCACCAGCTGGATGAGCGGTGAGCCCACTAGCCGACGATCTCCGGCCTTGGCGGCTTGGGCTTGGCGGCCGGCGGCGGGGCCCGCTCAGGCGGCGCCAGGGAGGCGATCGTCGGCTGCTGCCCGGCCTGGGTAATCAGCCCCTCCAGGGCCTGCATACGCGCGTGCAGGCCGGCATTGGCCTCCTTCAGGATGCCGAGCTGGTCCTGGGCGTCCTGCAGCTCGTGGGACAGTTTGGTGACCTCCTTGAGCGCCTCGCTCTTGTCCATTGCCGCCTGCGCCTTGCCGACGTATTTGCGGCCGTCCATGCCAAGCCGATCGATGCCCTGCTCGGTCACCTGCGACAGCTGCTCGACGGTTTCGATCTTGAGATCCAGCAGCAGCTCGATGATGTGCGGTTCGTTAGGGAACAGCAACTGGATCGGCGTCCCCTCCGGCGACTGTTCGGTCTCCTTCAGGTATTGCTCCCATTGCCTGGGAAAGCGCGCCTTGTGGTCCGGCGTCACCGGCCCCACCCACTGGTCGCGCTCGCCCGGCTGCTGAATGCGCACGTAGTCGATCGGCTCATAGATCGGCCGACCCTCCTGCTCGCTCTTGTAGGCATTGCGGCGTGAGCGTTTTTCGAAACGTACCCACAGGCGGCCATCGCCGCCTTGCAGGCGCATGACGCCGGACATCGGGTCCGGCGCCATGGGGGCAAAATAGTCGCTCATAGTGTCATTCCGTTGCACTTCATGACGGACATCAGATGATCCCGAGATTGACCCAGCACAGGTAGCCGGCCGGCACCGCCACCGGCACCGTGCCGGCAGTCCCGCCGGTGCCGCCGATGGTAAAGGTCGGCCCCGGGCCGACATTGACGGTGGCGCCGGCCGTCAAAGCGGTGCCCCCGTTGGTCGATAACAGATACGCATTGGCATCATTGCCGCGCACCACCTTGCCCGGCGTGACACCGTACTGCATGCCATCGGTCGGGTAACGCGGCCCGGTGCCGGCCGCCGCACCGGCTCCGCTCGGGTTGATGGTCTGGTTCAGACCGAGCCCCAGGAGTGGGGTGGTCGCGCTTAAAGTTCCGCTCATGCTGTCAGCACTCCCTGAAGACGGCAGTTGGAGATGGTGAGATTCCCCGCCCAGCCGATTAGTTTCACCATGGCATCTTGATTGACACTGAAACGATCTGGCTCCAGCGGCACCATGTCGCGATCGGCGTGCGGCCGGTAGAAAAGATAGTCGCTGTTGATGAAATACATGGTGTTGGCCGGCGCTCCGTTGGGCGCAATGATGTCGCCGGTAAAGCCCTGGAAGCCGCCATCGAGCACGACGTCGCACGATCGCCCGGCGCCGAAGTATTTGAGCTTGGAGAAACCGGCACTGCCATCGGTCGCCGGCTGGTCGGTAATGCGCTGAATCGCCTGCAGGCTCTCGAGGTAGAGACGATAATAGGCGGTATCGGCAACAATCAGATCGGTCGCATCGCGGCCACGCACCAGCTGCAACGCCACTCTATTCATATAACTTTGAATATTCGCCGAGGTCGCCGCCGCCCCGCCGGTGGTCACCGCCGAGAAGGCGATGTTCTGCCAGAACACCCACTGACTACGGTCAATCCCGCCGACGATACCAGTGGTCGGCGAGCCGGAGATCAGCGCCTGCAAGCCACCAATCTGACCGGCCTGTGTGCCATCGCTGTAGATGTCGTAAGAAATGCCATTGGCGAACGTGTTCTCGGCGTTCTCGACTCTGGATTCCAGCAGGTCGATCATGCGGTCGCGGCCGGCATTCTGCAGCATTTCCAGGCCGCTGATGCTGACCGCGACGGCGGCCTGCCGGATCGGGAACTCGGCCGCCGTGAAGACGTCCGACGGCTGGATGTTCAACATTTCGTAGCCGGAATAGCGCTTATAGGTCTGGTTCATGCCATAAGCGATTTCCTGGACAATGCTTCTTCCACCAGCCCAGGTTTTAATCCGGCCACCCTCTCTCAGAGCATTGAGAAGGGCGTTGTTTCTCGTTACGTTATCCGCAAGCTTTCGGCTACGATGGGCGAGCGTGGTGGTCGCCACCTCGCTCCAGTTCGGGGATGCCATTGCGGCGCTCCATGACGTCCGTCACGCAGCTTGCGTGACATCTGGTTGTCATTGACTCGCCACCTGCTCAATCGCCGAGGCAATCGCGTCCCGGACGGATCCGCTGCCGGCATTGCCGTTCGGCACCGAACCGCCCCCGTAAGGACTGCCCGAGACCGAAACGGCGGCCTTCCTGGCCCGGTCGGCAATGTGCTTTTCCGATTGCCGACGCGCCGTCAGGAGCTGCTGCTCCTCACGCTGCTTGATCTGCCGGCCGATGTCGTCGTTTTCGGCCACGGCCAGACGGTAAGCATGGGCCAGATCGTCAGCCGATCCGCGCTCCATAAAGTGAGCCATGCGCTCACGCACCTGATCGAAATACGGATAATCGCGGCTGGCCGCGAATCGCTGTACCTCGCCCTGAATGCGCTGCATCTCCTGCGCCTCAGCGGCCTGTCGCCATTGCTGTAGCATCTGGTCCTGGCGACTGACGCGGTCACTGAGCTCCCGCATGGCGGGATCCTGCGGCTGCTGCGATTGAGCAAAAGCGGTGGCGAAATTGCGCAGGTCAACGCCGTAGCTACGCGCCACATAGGCGATCCCCTCGATCGGGTCGCGGTCCAGCAGATCCTGCACGGCGAGGAGCTGCGTCACCACCGACGCAGGATTAATCCCCCGCAAGGCAAGCTTCTGGCTGTACGGCTGAATCGCCTGGACGATGGGCTCCAGGACGTTGGCCTGCTCCGCCCGCTGCTGAAGGGCGCGCGACACATCCCGCTCTCGGCGATCCACCTCTTCCTGGATCGCGCGTGGGAGCTGGTGCCACGAATCCTTCGCCGCAGCCGACCATGCCTGGGGCACCAGAATGGCAGGGAGATCCCCCTGTTCCTGCGCCACAGACTCGGGCTGGTCGGAAATCGCTGGGGCCGGCTCGACCGGGCGCGCCTCTGGCTGCTCGGGAGCACGGCCTTCCGGGGTGCGCGTGAAGCGGCCAAACTGATCGCGCGGACGGTCAACGCCCTCGCGCTCCTGTTCTTCCCGCTCACGCGACTCGTGAACCGAGTCGCCCCCTGTTTGGTCCGCTTGCGGTCCTGCTTCAGACTCAACTTGTTTCGGGGGCGGCTCCGGGCGTGTTTCACGTGGAACAATGGGCTTGGATGGAGGGGATGGCGCGGGCGGGGTGCGACCGGAGTCGGTCGCAGACACGGCGGCATCGATGGCCGCCTCGATATCCTGCCGGACAGTCTGCGTTTCGTCAGCCATAGCGCCGGGTCGACCCTGTCAGCGGTCCTAGCATGGGGTGTTGATAACCCTGCTCAACCATCGAAATTGCCTCAGAGATATCCCTTCTAAGCTCTTTTTTGCTGCCCTGGGGCCGAAAATTGCCAGCCGGAGCGTCATTACCCAGTTCCAGGCACCCGGCAGCGCGGGTACGGGCCCGGAATTGGCTCTTGGAGTCGAGAATCTCCCCGGTAACCGGGTGCAAAAGGGGCTCCTGGCAGTCGGAAATGATGGCGACGCGCCCCGGCACCCGCGGCGGCAGCGCGCGGACCCAGGTCTGCGACAGACTGCTCCAGAGATACCTCACAGCGCCATTTCCATCTGCTCCGCTTTGGCCTCAGCGGCGCGCACGACGGTGTCGAGCCAGCGCTCCATGCGCGGCCGCCACGACGGCGGATAGAGCGCAAAGCAGTGGCTCCCCGTGCCATCGCGCTTGCTGCGCAGTTCCTTCAGCGGCGGTGTACCAACCTCCCACAGCCATACACCGCGCATGCCGCTGCCCCAGGCCCAGGCCTGCTCGTTGCTTAGCTCGATGCCGCGCTCACGGGCCACATCATGGATATTCAGCCAGCCTCTGGTGTCCTGGATCATGACTTGCCTCGCGCTGCCATCCGCTTGATCGCCAGCTCTTCACGCGCCCGCGCCGCCTCCAGCACGAAATTACGCTCCTCGGCCGTGCGGTCGTGGAACGACTGCACCACCCGGGCGGCGTTGTCGTCGTGGGCCCGCTGCTGATCCACCCCGGCCCGCGCCGCGTCGAGCTGCATGCGCGCCTGAGCCTCGGCATCGGCGCGCTGGTTGTCGGTCTGGCGGTCAGCGATCTTGCTCTGGATGTCCTGCACCTGGGCCTGGGCAACCATCATCTTGGGGTCCGGCGGCGCCTGCTGCGGCGCATTGGCAGCCGCCTTGGCGGCGTCCTCCATCTGCTTGACGGCCTGCTCAAATGCCCCCTCGAGCTCGGCGCCCTGGGGGAAACTCCTGATGCCGAACAGCAGCATCTGCCCCATCAGCGGCGCCAGCTGCGGCGTTTGCTGCGCCGCCGGTAATGCTTGTTGCAGGAACTGCCCGGCCATGGTCAGGAACTGAATGCGCGCCTGCTGCTCCTGCTGCTGATTGGCCAGGATGGTACTGTCAGCCTCGATATCGATGCGCAGCGGCCGTACCTTATCGTCCTTCAGCAGCTGCATGGCCTGGGGCGCCAGCATGAGATCAGCGCCGGCGCCGTAATTGCCGATGTCGCTGATCAGCATCAGCACGCGGGGGTTGAAGTGTTCGCAGATGATCTCGGCCGAGATCCTGATCAGATCACGGGCGAAGCGGGCCACCTCGTTCTGGCGCGATCGTAAACGCATCGTACCAAAGCCCGCCTTTATCTGCTGCGCGGTGGCCGTCTCACTCGCCGCCGTGGTGCCGCGGATGATGTCGGAAATGCCCGTCACCTCATAGAGATCCTGCTTGGCCTGGGCACGAATTTCCACCAGCTTGCCAAGCACTTCCGCGAGCATGCCGATATCGAGCAGGTCCATGCAGCCCTTCAGGCCGCCCTGCTCGGAAAACGAACCCCACTGATTAACGGGTATGAGCTGATTCTCGACGCCCTCGGCGAACAGGCGCTGGATGCCGTCCTGGGCGGCATCGTAGACACCGGCGACCTTGATGCTCTTGCCGATCGCCTCGATGCGCGCGGTGAGGTGGTCGATCTGCACCGCCTGATCCTGGTAGAGCTGATAATCCGGCACCGGAATCAGCGAATCGGTGGTCATGGTGGCGTAGAGCGGCCGCGGCGTGGGGAAGAAATCGGTCAGCCGCAGCGGATCCTCGCGCTCGTCCAGCAACCGCTCATTATAAGCGTGCGCCAGCCAGTAAACCTTGCGCGTTGGCTTGTCCCAGATCTCATAGACCTGAGCTCTTCTGAACAACATATTAGCCGGCTGCAACGCCTCGGCCTCGGTGATGTCCTTGGGCAGCCAATCCAATGGCACATCCTTGAACACCGGCCCGAAGCGCTTCACCCCCTCCTCGCGCGTCATGTAAACGCGCCGCGCCACCCAGCGTACTTCCGACCATGTCCGGGCCGGCGAGCAGAACCAATCCTCCCAATGGACATGGTCGATGATGACCTCTTCGAAGGCCAGGAAGGTGCCCTCGTCCTGGCCGTCGTCGGCGACCTGGACGGCGCCGTCGAACGGTTTGTTAGTGCCGGCGCCGATATGCTCGTCGGTATCGATGTGACCGACTGGCAGGCCACCGGGCGGAATCGGCGGCAAGGCAGCCATTAGCGGCGGCTGGAAGCCGCCCAGATCGGGCGGCCCACCACCCATGCCGGGCTGACCCGGCGGCGTCACCGGCATGCCTGGAGGCGGCATCGGGGGCCGCAGGTTGAACGGCGGCGGCGGGGGTGCTCCAGGCCCAGCGCCGGGGACGCCGGGCGGAGGGCCTGGAGCCGGCGGAGGGGTGCTTCCCGCCAGGGGTCCCCCCGCCCCCATCGGCCCAGGTGGTGGCCCTCCGGGCGGAGGGGCCGACCCTGGCGCGATGCCAGGAGGTAGCGGCATCGGCGGCGGGGGTGCGCCGCCCATACCGGGCGGTGGCAGCCCGCCAGGACCGGCCATCCCGGGAGCAGCCTGCGCGACCATCGGCGGCGGTGGCGGCGCGGCCGGCGGCGGCGTGCCGGCCTCCATCGGCTGCGCCATCGGGCCGCCAAACGCGAAAGCGGGCAGCTTGTCAAAGCGCGGCTCGTAACGCACCCAGGCAGTGCCCTGACCGCACAGCAAATGATCCAGCACGACATTCCGCATCACGCTGTCGAAATCGCAGCCGTCGAGCTGGTATTGCGTCGAACGCTGCAAAATGAGACAGGCGACGCGTCCAATATCGTCGGGATCGCCCCAGCGACGCTCGATCACCACCTTTGGCGACGTAGCATAGAGACTGGGTGCCAGGGTCTGGACGTTGCTCCAGAAAATGTTGAAGCGCATGCCCCAGGTGTAGTCCTGGCCGATGCCCTTACGGCCCGGCCCAGCGTCACGGTAGCGGTCGAGAATGCGGCGGCACTGGTTGAACCACTCGTTGCGTTCCTTGTGCGCCTTCTCGATTTCGGCCAGCCAGCGCCGGGCACGCCCTTCCTTGTCCGTGCCAAAATCCTTCGGGGCATCGGCGGCCGGGAAATTGCTGATGCGGCCGCTCATGAAGGCCAGCAGCGCGAGAACCCGGGCATACGATCCCGGCGATCACGTGGCGCTTCAACTGCTGGCATCGCCGCCACCGCGATCCCGCAGGCTTCGAACGTATGATACACGGTGCCGCTCATTTCTTCCTGGACACCTTACCCGCCTTCGGCGACCGCCGGCTGATGCCGCCCTTATCCTGGCCAGTCAGCTTCGGCATATGCGTGGTGTAGGTGCCGCCGGTGGCGGGAAAGCGCGGGCCTCGCGGCAGCGTGACCTTACGCATCACGAGCCGCCGCCGCGACACTTGACCACCCTGGCGCTGTGGCCACCGGCCAGCCTGACCGTGTGCAGCGTCGGATGACGGTAGCTCTCGGTGCGCACCCGGCCGCTATAGTAGCTGGGCGCAGTGTATTTGCCGACCCGCGTGGCGCGGTTGCCGCCGCCATGAGAGCCATACGATCCCTTAGCCATTACTTTTTCCCCCTCGCTGCCTTCCTCGCCTGCGATAAACCAATCGCAATCGCTTGTTTGCGTGACGTCACCTCGGGGCCCTTTTTCGACCCCGAGTGCAGGGCGCCGGCTTTGAACTCGTGCATGGTCTTCTGCATCTTGCGTTCGGCCTTCCCTGCCTTGGCCATCGCCATAACTCCTACGCGGCCGGCGGATGATCCCGCTCCGCCATGCTGACGACATTGCCTTGCGGTGTGATCTGGGCCTGCAACTGCTGACTGATCTGCATGATCAGCGGATTGGTCAGGTCCCACGTCACGCCGGCCCCGCTGGCCGTGCGCAACACCGCCAGCACGTTGTTCCAGCTCTGCAGGCTGGCCGTCACCGAGGCCAACCGGCTGAGATCGATCGGCGCTTGCTCCATGTCCCCTCCTTTAGGGCAGCCCCACCACCGTGCCGCCGCCATCCACCGCCGGGGTCTGGCCATGCCACTCGCAGTCGGCCGCAAACGTCAGCGTGCCGCCCTGCAATTGAATGAAGGTGTCGTTGCAATCGAGCTGCATGGTGCTGGCAGCGACGACGTTGCTGTCCAGCAGCCCCTTGTCACTGTATTCCAGGCCGTAGGAAATGATCCTCCGGTTCGGGCTGTTGGCCGGCTTCTCCATGGTGGTGCCGCTGACGCTCAATAGACCGCCGTTGGCGCAGTCGATCAGCGAGGCGGTGCTGTTGCGCAGCGTGCCGCCGGCCACGAAGGTGTGCCACGCCCGCGATTTCAGCGCGTAGCCCTCGACCGGATCGACGCTATCGGTATTGTGCAGCCGGATGGCATAGCCGTCATTGACGTAGATATTATGAGTCAGCCCGTCGCCTAATCCGTTGCCATGAAGCGCACAATTGGCAATGGTGATGTCCCACAGCGGCCCGGTATCGGCGGCGATGCCGTTTTGATTGCCGACCAGATGACACCCCTCGATGATGCCGTAGCCGGCGGCATCGCACCTTATGGCGGCAATCAGCGTGTGCGTGCTCTCGCGAATGCCAGCGCCCGAGACGGTCATGCCCTTGATGTGCCAGCCAGGGCTGCTCGCCACGATCGCCGCCTTGCCCTGATAGACCAGATCGCCGGCCGGCATATCAGCGAAATCCCAGCTCACGCCCGTGCCGTCGACCAATAATATCTTGTGAATGACGAAGCTCTCACGCGGCGTTCCCGCCGGAATGACGATGATGTCACCATCCTCGGCGTGGTCGATGGCTTCTTTCACCGTCCGATAGGGATTGCCAACATTGTGGATGCGCCCCGAGCTGCCCGGCAGCACCGCGGGCTGAGGCGGCGGCGGCGGGGCGCCAGGATTGACGCCCGCGGGCGGCGGCTCGATTGGAGGCTCAACGGGCGGTTCCACCGGTGGCGTGCCGCCCACCGTCACCGCAGCGCTGAAGTTGCCGACCGTGCCATCGCCGAACGTCACCGTGCCGGCCAGCGTCGGCACTGACATGGCGGCCCCGCTGCCGACCTCCTTGACGGTGGTGTCGAAGATGCCAGTGGTGCCATCCGTCATCGTCAGCGTGCCGGATAGGCGCGCCGTCGTGGTCGCCAAGGGTTGCCCGGAGGCTCGCTCCCGAGGAGGGGGTGCTGGCTTGGCCATTTCAGTTTCTGACGTGACGCCGAACCAAGCCCAGGCTAAGCAGCCCACCCAGCAACACCAGCATGGACGCTGGCTCCGGGATCGACGGTGCCTGCACGTTGGCCGAGGCGTCGCCGGTGAAGCTGGCGGCGAAGGCGGAGATGGTGCCGTTGGCGATGGTCAGCGGCGGGTTGACCGCGCTCATGGACAGGTCGAACGCCGTCGGGGGCACCAAGTCAGCCGCCGGGATGACACTGGAGGTGAAGGTCAAGGACTCGGGCGGATTCGTTACATTAACCGTCAGACCATCGCCGCCTAGGGCGCCGAAGGCGGCGTCGGTGAAGGTGCCCGAGAGGTAGTTGACGGCGGCGCCATTGGTGATTGAAAACGATCCGTTATAGTGTTGAATGGCGAAGCCAGAGACGTTCGTTGCGGTATCGGTGTTGGTGGCCGACAACGTCATGAAGCCCGAGGTAATTCCCGGATTACCGAACAACCCGGAAATCGTTACGTTAACGTTGTTGACTGACAGCGCCGTGGTACTGGCGGTCGGGTTGGTAGCAACGAAGTCAGACGTCAAAGGGCCGGCGAAATTGATGATCTCGTTCGGCGCAGCCTGGGCCGCGAATGGCAGCGCGAGGGTAGCGACGATGGCGGCTGTCTTGATCATGTCGACCTCCAGGTAAGTGGGGCCATGGCTGGCCCCACCTGACTCATAGCATCATGCCGGCGCCGGGTGCGGCACGTTCGGCACCCCTACCACGATCCATCCGGTGGTCGGTGACCACGCGGATTTCCACTCGATCAGCGTGCCCGCAGGGGCCGGAGGATCGGGCCACACGACCGGCGGGATCGGATGCTCAGGATGGCCGGGCCACCAGGGCGGGTTGGGCGGCAGCGGCTGCGGCGGGTTCGGCCATACGGTCGGCGGGATGGGATGCTCGACATGCGGCGGCGGCCCGCCAGCGCTCGGGGGCGCTCCACCGCCCGGCGGATTGGGCCATACGGTGGGCGGGATCGGATGGGATGGGTAGGGCGGCGGGCCGCCCGGGGCCATCGGCGGCATTGGATATCCTGGCCACGGCGCGCTGCCGCCCCAGAAGCCCGGCGGATTGCCCGGCCCCTGGCCCGGCGGATTGGGCCACACGGTCGGCGGGATGGGATGTTCCGGATGGCCAGGATACCACGGCGGGAGGGGTGTGCCGCCGCCACCGGGCGGCAAAATCGGCCCCTGGTAGATCTCCGGCAGATAGACTTTGCCAACGAAGACGGCGTCCAGAACGGGCATTACATTCTCCTATGGGTGAATTTCCAGTTTCGGGTCGGGCGGAACTTCTTACCACGTGCATAACGTCAGGTTGGTGCCGGCAGGCGCGGTCAGGGTGATCGGTCCTTGCGGTGTCTGCAACACGCCGCTGCTGTGCAACTGCCGTTCGCCCGACATGCAGCTACCCACCGAGGTAGTGCTCAGCTCACCGGAACAAGCGCTAACAGATAATAAGAGCAGCAACAAAATCACCTTCATCGCAACGCCGGCCAGCGCATTGGCACGCCGGTCAACATGCCGACCAGAATAATCAGCAAGACCACGCCAATGACCGCCTTCACCACCTGCTTGAACGGCGGCGGAATGATCGGGATGATGTCCACCACCCACCACATAACGCCGAAAATCAGCACCAAAATGATCAGGTAGATGAGAAAGTCGATCACGGCAGTGTCTCCAGCGCGTCCAGCCG